GCCAAACTGTAAATGTAAGCGGAATAACGTGCCTTGATGTCCCCGGGCAACGTCGATATATTTCGGGGGTGTGTTATCTTCCCATACACTTCCCTCTTCTGAAACGCGGAGATTACCACCTCTTTGCACTGGTAAAGATAGTTAATGACGCGATTCAGGATAGTACGCTGTGTAGGACGGTTCTGTTGCTCGTACACTGAGTCCAATGACTCAGGTACGCCGGTTAGGCGTTTGTCGCCAACCAAGAGTTCGTTAAACTCATCAACATAGCGTTGGTAGTGTGGTGGAGTTTTAACCATATTACGTGTCTCAGTAATACGTCCTTGAACGCATGAGTCATCACTTGCGCGGCACTGCGCAGGGGCAACTCCGCCGGTAATCAGTGGTTTCGTTGTTGATGGATAAACAACTCTCACACTAGGTTGCCAGTCATCAAATGGAAAGTCAGCGTTGTAAGGTACGTAATGGTAATCAAGCAATCCACCTGGGTTCAAACTTACTTGCTCTGTTATCTCACCAATAAGTTCTGGTCTCTCCCAGACAATTTTAGCTATCAATGGGGCAGCCTCATGCGGATAGATGGTGTTCGACCAACCTGGATAACGGTTGTCACGCATGACACTTCGTAGACACGACTCCACTGTAGCTATTGGTGTTTGAATCTTAGCTGATTGGACGCGGACTCTTATCGCGTACAACAAAGCAGCTGGAACAGTAGCAGCAAAAGTCAACTTGGGTTGACTTATCGACACAAATTCGGTAGTTGGCCCATCTGTCAGGACGTATCTGTTAACAGCAAAGTCACCATGGACAAACTTCTTTCGCTGTAAACTCGTGTCCCTGAACATAATCCAACCTATGGGTCCGTATATGACACGGCGGGGAAACAGACCTACAATCCTACGCCCTGGTTGAACGCGTATGGATTCAACTGAGTAGATAACTGTACCCCACCAGAAATGCGCCGTAACGATGTCATGGTCATAATCCCATAGTTCATGGGTGTACCGTGCTCCCCCCGTAACAAGTGTGGTTACGGAGTCATCAGCGTTGACATAGTAAACTGCATCATCAAGACTGCCGGCAACATCCTCAATGCAAAAGGTATACATTAAGATTGGTTTACATTCGCGCAGATATTCTCGCATGTCAACATAATAGTCAACATCGGTCATCTTGATGACGTCACATTTACGGATTGACTCCCACCTGCTTTTACTACAAGCAGCCTTTGCGGTGTAAAACAGTCTGTTCCCCGCAACACCTTCACGATCATCCGCTGAAGATGGGGACACAGAATAGGCGCGGTAACCTGATCTAGCAATCAGCCGGGTAATACCAATGTCTGCGGTAGTACGACCGGCTGCAGCCGTTGGATGGCTGTGTGCTGCTGGACCTTCACGCCTTGCTGGCAGTGTCATCGCACGAAATTCCTGTCTTAAATTATCGTCCCTCAAACTCGACATCTTCTCAACAAGCCATGTTAAGATACGATTTCCGAATAGACGAACGCAATAAAATAGGGTCTCGCGTGTGATGTACACCACTACACCTCCCGCAAGGATGAGAGCAATTCTCCTTGGGGTGGCTAGTTGTAGGGCTCCTCTCCCTAGCCCTCTCGCCGCACATACGTAGTTCATAAATGATTCCATAATTAGCAACTTAAGGTCAG